ATCTGTTGAGGAGCTCCGCCAACTGCTTGTCGCAAAAGACGAGATGGTTAAAGAGCTTGAGCAGAAGATCAATGACATGATGAAAGAGTCTGAAAGCTCCATGATGGAGAAGGAAGACAAAGAGGAGGAACTGTCAGAGAGTCATGAAAAGGAAGAGATGGCAGAGGAACCAAAGCAGGAAGAGGACAAAGAGGTTAAGCTCAGTGAGACACTCACAGAGTCAACTCTCCTCTCTGAGGTTCAAGCTCTTCGTGAGAACAATGCTAAACTTGCTGAACGCCTTGAAGCTATCGAAGCAGAGAAGCGTGAAGTTGAGAGACGTGAAGCTGTCAATACCCTCCTCAACGAAGGCAAGATTCAGCCTTCTGAGGTTGGGGTAGCAGGCAAGGCTTGGGAACTCAAAGACCTTCAAGGCGAGTTTTGGCAGATGTTCAGTGATCGCCCATCTAACAGCGCTATCCCTCTTGTCGAGGTTGGACATGGCGCAAGCGGTCAAGAGATCAACAAAGCGACACTCGATCAAGAGGTCAGAAACCTAGCGACTGAGAAAAACGTATCCTACTCAGAAGCTCTTCACTTATTCCGCGAGTCAAACCGCGACTACTACAACACTGTCTTTGGAGGCTGATCATGGCTACCACCGATAATATTATTTCACTCGTTGCGGCTGAGGCCGTCACTGAGTTTGCTCTTGTTTCTGTTGATGCCAACGGTAAAGCGACCATTACGGACGCGGCTACTGAGAATAACTGTGTAGGTGTTGCTCAGCGTGCTTGTGACGCTGGTGATGTCGTTGAGGTTGTTGTCTTTGGTAAGACACGCGCTATTGCAGGTGGAAACATCGCACCGGCTACCATGAATCAACTCATGGCTACCACAGATGGAAAGCTCATCGCTTTTGACGGCGCGGCTGACAAGTACGCTGTCGCTCGTATGCTCCCAAATATCAATCAGACTTCAGCGGCTAGCGGTGACCAAATCAGCGTCATCTTCACCGGCCCTGTTAACGTCACCTCACTTAGCTAAGGAGTAAACCATGGCTAGTTCATACAGCAATCTTCATCCTGTAGATCAGATCTTAACAAGCCTAGTTCAAGAGGCTATTCCAAGTGATGATCAACTTATTGCAGACAAGCTCTTTGAGACAATCAAGGTCCCTGAGCGCTCAGGTACTCTTCTTCTTGAGGAGACCCGAAACTTTATGGGTGCCGGTGCAGGTCTTGACCTTGAGCGTGCTCCAGGTGCTTCACGCGCTTCTATCGGTGGTTTCGACCGTTCAAGCCAAACATTCATGGCTAAGATCTACGCGGCTACTGATTCAATCGCGATGGAAGATATCTTTGATTCACAGTATCCCGGCTCTGAAGAAGAGCGTATCGCTAAGAAGGTAGCTCGCGTTGTCAAGCTCGCTAGAGAAAAGCGTGCGGCTGATCTCCTCTTTGGTACTGCTAACTTCAACAACGACAGCTCAACAAATGAGTTTGGCGGTAAGTTCAACGCGGCAGGCTCTGAGCCTTTAGCATACCTTCATGAGCTTAAGGACACTCTCTTTGAGGCGGCTCATGGTATCAATCCCGACTCTCTCGTCATGGGTCGTCAGCTCTTCAGAGAGCTAGCGCGGAATCCAGAAGTTCGTGGTTTTGCTGGTACTATCGGTAGCGGCTTTGCTTCAGGGAACCGAGTTCTTAATGATGAAGTTGTCATCAACGTTCTTCGTGACGTTCTAGGGATTCCTAACATCTTTGTTGGTCAAGCTCGTCAAGACACAGCTGTCCCAGGTGCTACCTCTTCAGAGAGTTACATTTGGACCGGTGACAGTCTCTTTATGGGTATCCTCAAGGGCAGTGACGCGATTGTTCAGAAGAGCGGTAATGTTAAGGGTATGCCTGTGGCAGCTCTTAACCTCTCTTACAATGATATGGTTGCAGGTCAGTATGACTCTCTTGATAAGACCCGCCGCTATGTCTACGCCGAAGAGGTTGGTGTCTTCCATGCGGTTGACTCTAGCCTTGGTCGCATCATCACTGATTGTCTCTAAGATATGACCTGTCAATGTGGCGCGGTTCCTCACCTCCTAGCGGAGAATGACGCTGATGAGGAAGCAATAGCAGACCTTACCCGACAAGCCAAACGGCAGTCGGGACCGTTAGCCACATTGACAAGAGCAAGACGTGATCAGCTCAAGGCTGAAGTATCAGCCGAGAGAGCTTTTGCTAAGGCACTGACCAAGGCAAGAGCACAACTATTAGAGACAGTAGGAGCGGCGGTTCAAGCGGCTAATCCTCTGACTCTTCTAAATCTGAATGATGAACAACTCCTTGAGTTCATCCTCCAAGGGGGGCTTGGACTTGCGGTTGATGAGTTCATCGAGCAACAAGACGCAATAAGAAGAGCGGCTGAAAGATCAATGAGAGCGGTTCAACCTGACTTTGGGTTTAATCAGATCAGTGATCAACTTGATAGCATTCAAGCAACAGCGGCTCAAAGTGTCTTTGATGATGTGATTCTCCCTGACTTCAAGCGCTCGATTAATGAGAGTTTAAGAGACATCTTGGTTGATGTTCCAACCAACATAGTCATGAGTAATCTTGAGGAGCGCTTAAGGCGATCTGAGGGAAGGCAACTGACAGAAGTCAAAACTAGAATCTCTCAATATGGGAGAGGAATCACAGCGGCGGCGGCTGAAGCGGCTGATATGAGTTACTATCTCTATACAGGCCCAAAGGATGGAATCACTAGACCATTCTGTAGACAGCTTATTGACTTAGTTGTAAGCAAGCCACAGATGAGAAGATTGAACAATCGCCAAGGTCTAAGTGTGATAACATCAGGAGGTGGCTATAACTGTAGACATAGTTGGTCACCGGTCACAGCTGGATTCATTGAAGCGGCTAATCTGACCAAGGCTAAGACTAAGGACATAACCAAGGCTAACTCAGCCGCTCGGAGATGACATGAGAAAAGCAATCACAGGTGAAAACTATCTCTTTGAGTGGAACGCTCCAGCACCTTTAAGCGAAGCACCGACACTGACTATCACAGGTGGAGCTCTAGCTTTTAGTTCAGCGATGACACAGAGCAGAGCTGATGTAACAGTCACAGGTATTGCGACCGATAGACGCACACTGACCTTGAGCGCTAGCGCTGACTCTCTTAATCGAGATCAAGCTAAGGGATACCTGGTGACCAATGGTGATACTTGGTTCAGTGTCACGATTAACAGAGTAGTAGACACAACGGCTATTCTAGCTGAACCTCTTCCAAGAGAGATCAACCTAGACACTTCAGCCACCTTAGTCTTCTCAATGTATTACGCCACAGTGACAAGCGCGGCGGTGACTGGTGCTAGTGGTTACTACTCCTATTCAGTAGCCTATTCAGCAGACCAAGGATCACAGAATCACAGCAAGATTGAAAAAGGTACGCTTAAGGCTACACCAAAACCTTTTGACACCGGACTTGATCATGATGAGCTTGTGGAGACCTTCGCTAATCTTGCCGACATGATCCCAAGGAGACAGTCTGACTTCTCAGCTCAGATTAAGGCTAGCCTTGATGAGATAGCTTTGGTGATCAGAAATCACCTCAGCGCTGATGACCTCACAGAGGATGAAGTATTCAACGCTGAGAGTTTCAAGTTAGCTCATGCTTATTGTACAGCGGCTAGAGTCTATGAGCTAGCTTTACAGTTGGACATAGCGGCGGCTATGAGAGCTAGATGTGAGGAGCTCCTTGAGCGTGCTCTTGAGTCAGTCACTTTAGACATTGATGGTGATGGCGTGATTGATGAGGGAGAAGAGAACATCAAGAAAAAAGGTGGAAGCGCTTCTGACTTTAGAGCTTCTTGGCGATGGTACAGCAAGAGCGCCAATGATTCCTTCTTCACACCTAAGCGAGGAATGAGACACTAATGAGTACCAAGGTCTCTCTCAATCTACCTAAGAGCTTATGGACAGCTGAAGACTCTTTGAGGCTTGCTTCCAATACGCTTGCACAGGTCAAGATAAGGACCGGAAAAGGTGTTGACGCTAATGGGCAGCTCTTCAAAGATTACTCTAAAACTCCCCTCTATGTTTCCAAGAAAGGAGCTCGTCTTGCACCCAAAGGAGGCAGACCTTCAGCGACCGGGCGAAGCGTCTATTATGAAGAGGGATATGCTCAATACAAAGAGGAAAGCAGAAGACGCGGAACAGGTGGTGAGAGCGCTTCTGTTGACCTAGTTCTCTCAGGTAATATGCTAAATAACTTTGTTGTGCTTGAGGCGAGCAAAGAAGGCTTTAGACTTGGACTGACTAACAAGGCTCAGTATGGCTACGCGGTTAATGAGGAACGTGAGTTTATAGGCTTGACTGAAGGAGAGGTTGAGGTCTTAGTCAAAGCGGTTGAGATCGACCTAAGGAGCAAAATGAAATGAGCCAAGGAATCTTCTCAGCGTTAACCTATCTTGAAGACCTTATCCAAGGTATAGCTCCCAAGACTGACTCACATCATGGTTTTGTGGCTGTTAATCGTGGAGGTGGATATACTTCTCCACTCTCTGAGCGCTCCAACTCTACAAGATACTTTGAGCTGTCTATCGATGGCCTTGCTCAAGATGATGGCGCGGCAGGTCTTAGCGGTCGCAAGCGCTGTCGTGTTAACTGTCGAGTGCGGTATGATCTACCTCATGACTCAGGCTTCTTGACTCGACAGATTAACGAAGACACAGCTGACCTTATCAACACTCTCAAGGGGCCTCAGTACAGCTTAGCTACAACCGGTATTGTGAGCTTGATTCCTCTTGAGGCTCGCTTAGAATCTATTCTTGATGCACAAGGAGAGCGGCTCGCTTATATCCTTGTCCTTCCCTTTGATCTTCTCTATCTGGAGGCTTAATCATGGCAGTGACTCACCGCTCTTTATCAATCGCTGTTGAGACCACTTTTGGTTCTCTTGACCCTACAACCGGTCTTCCTTCTACGTCCGGTCTAACTTACATCTCTATCCCTTGTGAGAGAGACCCAATCATCATCGCCGGTGAGCCGGTAGCAAGTGAGAGAAATGACGCTCGTGATGGCTCGTACTTCGTACCACCTGAGCCGGACACCGTTTACTCAGGCGGTTCTCGCGTTCGTCGTCGCACCGGTCAAGTTGTCTGTCGCGTTGACCTTACCACCATTGGAACAGCGGCCGACACCTACGCATCAAACTATCTCGGCTTACTCCTTGGTGCAGGCTTCAAGACGAAGATTCCAAGCGTACTCACTGACAGTGTGACAGCGGTAGACGCTAACAGCTACACACCATCAAGCGCTCCGGCTATCGCTGACATTGGAACACTCATCAGCACTACTCTCAACGGTCGCGCTGAATACTCTGCTATCACTGACAACGACACCGGAGCCGGTGATGTTTCTATCTCTCCAGCTCTAAGCGCTAGTGGTTACACAGCTGTAAGAGGTCTCCAAACTTGGTACACTCCAAGCCGAACCAACACCGGAAGTTATGACGACTCAGTGGCCTTCCGTATCGATGGCGTTAACTTCAGAACTGAAGCCTTCGGTTGTGTCATGGAGAGTTTGAACATTAGCCTAGACAATGGGCGCTTGATGGCTGAGTTCACTTTCCAATGCGCATACATCACAGACGATCACAGTTCAGCTACTGGACCGGTTGAGCCTGCTTACAACACAGGAGCTGCTCCACTGTTTCGCGGATCCTATGTTGTGCTCTCAAGTACCTCACCATCGAGTCTCAGTAACTCAACAAGTGGAGACACTCTTGGAAGAATCGCGGTTGATTGTGAAGACTTCAGCCTCACATACACTAACACTCTTACACCTCTCGGTCATAGTAACTCTATACTTGCTATGTCTGATATGGACATTAGTGATGTTGCTGTGGAGTTGTCTTTGACTCTCTCAACTGTCAATACGACTATTGCTAATGATTACTTCAATCGAACAGTCAGACAAGTCATCGTTGGAACAGGTCCACAAGGTGACGGCCAAGGATGCGCTATCATGCTCCCGGCGGCTCAACTCACAACGGATCCTTCAGTCTATGACGTGAGTGGAAATGATATTGTACGTCAACAACTCACCTATCAACAGAGCCGATATGCTGGAGACTTCAGCACTGCCTCTTATGAGGATAATGCCGGTAACTCTCCATTTAGGATCGCGCTAGGACTCTAATCATGGCTTTGAACTTCCTGACATCCAGCAAACAGACAATAGACGTTGTAGTCACCTGTGACAGTGAGGTGAGTTCTACAACAGAACAGCGTTCAGCCTATCTCTCAAGCGGTGACCTTGGTGACCTCGGTGAGGTAGGTGAGAACGCGACACGCTT